AGAAGCCCGAGGTCTCTACGGCGAGTTCTACGTTTCCAAAACCCAACGCGGCGACGAGCTCCTCGAACTTGTGCAGGATGGAGCCGTCGACCAATTCTCCGTCGGTTTCGTCCCGTTGAAAGATAATCGTCGCCAAGACGGCGTCGTCGAGCGCGTCCGCGCCCACCTCGCCGAAGTCTCACTCGTCACCTTCGGCGCATACGGCGAGAAAGCCCTCGTTGAAGCAGTCCGGGAAGAATCCCAGACACCGAACCTCGACGCAGTCCGCGCCCTCCTCGAGGGCTTCAAGTGAAATCGCTCGCCCATACCGTCACGACGACCGCGTCCCGCGTCATCACTTCCGAACCCCTCACCCGGATGGTCTGGCTTCACGTCCTCGGAAACGGCGTCGTATACGTTGGCGGCTCCGATGTCACCAGCACCAACGGCCTCCTCACTGAGAAAGCAGCCGCGCCTCAGCCGCTCACAATCCCGTCAGGCGAAGAACTTTGGGCGGTCGTCGCCCCAGCCTCCGCGAATGAAGAGCTCCGCGTCCTTGTGCAGGGTGACTAATGCCGTGGCACATCGAGACCGATAACGCCGGATGCTCCGGCTATGCCGTCGTCAAAGACGAAAACGGCGAGATAGAAGGCTGCCACCGCACCCGCGGCCAAGCCGAACGGCAACTCGCCGCACTCTACGCCGCCGAACCTCAAGCGGCCGAAATGGATCGAGCACTAGAACGAGTAGCGGGCGGAGAGCCGCGAATCATCACCGATATCGACGGGACAGTCCTCGCCGCCGGAAACCGACCGATCCGTACCGTCATTGACGAGATCAACGCGGCCGGCGTCGACGTCTACGTCCTTACCGGGCGCGACGAATCCCGCCGAGCCGAAACCGAACAAGCCCTCAACGCCGCAGGTCTCAACTACGACGAGCTCTATATGGTCGGCTCGCAAGCCGCCAAGAAACCACAAATCGACGAATGGCTGGCCGAATATGACATCGTCGCGGCCTACGAAAACGACCCGGAGATCCGCGACTACTACCGCTCTAAAGGCGTAACACTCGGGCGTATCTCTCGGATCGCCGAGGTTGAGGAAATACTCGCAGAGCTTCGCGCTAAGCGTTACGCTTAGATCAGCGACACCCCGCAGCGAGACACCCCGCCGATCGGCGGCACCTCTCCGAGTACGGCACCTCGAGACCACAAAAGCCCTTTCCTACTTGGAGAAAATCACTCATGAACGCATTTCTCGCGAAGCTGCAAGAGCAGCGCAGCGCCAAGACTGGCCTCATCGATGCGACCCTCACCCGGGCGGTCGAAGAGTCCCGTGACATCACCGAAATCGAACTCGCCAACATTCAGGCTCTAAAGCTTGAAGTCGAGAAGCTCGACGAGCGCATCGGCCAGATCGCAGACATTGAGGCGCGTAACGCCGCCAATGCTGAGATTGCCGCAAAGCTTGACGCCGCTTCCCCGGTCGAAACCCGCACCGGCGGCTTCCGCGTCACCTCGGAAGAAGCGACCTACCACGAACGCTCGGCCAATGACTTCCTTTCGGACGCAATCGCCGCCGAGTTCGGTGGCTCGTACGAAGCTCGCGAGCGCATCGCCCGCTACCAGAACGAAGTCCGCCTCGAGAAGCGCGACTCGGGAACCAGCAACTTCGCCGGTCTCGTCGTCCCGCAGTACCTCGTTTCGCAGTTTGCGACGCTTCGCCGCGCAGGCCGCCCGACGCTGGACATCTCAACGAACGGCCAGCTCCCGGCTTCGGGTATGACGCTGAACATCGGCCGCCTCACGACGGGAATCACCTCGTACGTTCAGGCTTCCGAGAACACCGCGCCGACCGAATCGTCCCCAGACGACACGCTCCTCACCGTGAACGTGAACACCGTCGCCTCCATGTTCGACCTGTCAAAGCAGGCCGTCCTCCGCGGCACCGGCGTCGAAACCCAGCTCCTCGGCGATGCGATCCGCTCGTATCAGACGAAGCTCGACGGCTTGGCAATCAACGGCTCCGGCTCAAGTGGTGAGCACCGCGGCATCCTGAACACCTCGGGAATCAACGCCACGACCTACACCGACGCCACGCCGACATGGGCCGAGTTTTTCCCGAAGCTCGTCGCCGCGATCCAAGACATCTCGAGCAACTTTTACGGCGGAGCGACCCACATCGTCGCTCACCCGACGCTCATCGGATGCTGGCTCCGTGCTTTGGACTCGACAAACCGCCCGTTGTTCAATGCGACCGCGGGTAACCCGTTCAACGCTCCCGGCACCTATGACCGTCCGGCGTACGACATGGGCGGCCTCCAGATCCTCGGCATCCCGGTCGTCGCAGACGCAAACGTCCCGACGAACCTCGGAACCGGCACGAACGAAACCGCCGTCATCGTCGGCGACTTCCGTGAAAGCTACATCTGGGAGGACAACGGCGGCTCACCGCTGTACGTCCGCTTCGAGCAGCCTGACGGCAACATCGCCATTCGTACCGTGGTCTTCGGCTTCTCGGCATACACCGCCGGCAAGTACCCGACCGCGTTCTCGGCGATCACCGGCACCGGCCTCATCACGGCCAACTGGGCCTAATCCCCACCCAAGTAACCCCGGTCGCACAGAGCGGCCGGGGGTACTGATCCCATGCTGAACGACGCGCTAATCCGAGCCTACAAAGCAGAGCTAGAAGGCTATGTCCGTCGCGGTATCACGCACCGCGCCGAGGCGGTAGTCGCGCAGTTAGTCGCCCTCGGGTGCGAGGAGTTCCTTTCGACGAAGACTTCCTCGGCTCTGTCGCCCGAGGGCGACGCTCCAGCTCCCAAAAAGACCGCGGCTAGAAAGGCTCCGAAGAAGTGACAATTATCAACGGCTATGTCACTCTCAACGAGCTAAAGACCTACCTCGACATCCCGGTCGCCGACACGACCGAAGACTCGCTCCTCGAGCAGATCGTCGAAGCCGCCTCCCGATCGATTGACCGCATCGCCGGCCGCCGCTTCTATCTTGATTCGGTAGCGTCCGCCCGGTACTACCGCACGAACGACCCCTATTCGTGCCTTGTCGACGACATCGGCTCGACGACTGACCTTGTCGTCGCCCTCGATACCGCCGGCGGCGGCACCTATACGACGACCGCCGTTTACAACACCGACTTCATCGTCGAGCCTCTCAACGCCGCAGCTAGCGGCCGCCCGTGGACTTTGCTCACGATGGTCGGCGCTTACATGTTTCCCTATCCGTGGAACTTCCGCCCCGGTGTACGAGTGACCGCTAAGTGGGGCTGGCCGTCAGTCCCCGACGACATCGTCGAAGCGACCCTGATTCTTTGCGCGGATCTTTACAAGCGTAAGAGTTCGGTCGGTGGAGTGCTCGGTCTCTCTGAGATGGGCGCTATCCGAATGTCGCCACTAGGCCGCGATATTGCGGCGATGGTACGCGCCTACCGGCGCGAGGTCATTGGGTGAGCGCCAACATCTCCACGCTCCGCGAGAACGCGGCCACGCTCCTCGACTCGATTACCGCGATCCGCAAGGTTTACGACTACATCCCGGACACTGCCCCGCCGACGCCGTGCGGCATCATCGGCAACGTCTCGGTTCAATGGGACGACTCAATGCAACGCGGCCTCGACGACTACACCTTCGAGGTTTATGCGGTCGTTTCGCGAATGTCAGAACGCTCAGGAAGCGACGAACTTGACGCACTTCTCGCCGGCTCCGGGTCTGGCTCCGTGAAAGCAGCCCTCGAGGGTGGTACACCTGTCCGCTCTCTGAATGGTGCAGTCTCTACCGTGAGAGTCACGACCGCGACCCCGATCTCTATTACGATGGGTGGTGTAGAGTTTTTCGCTTATCGCTACGAGGTAGAGGCTTATGGCTAGTTATAAAGTCGCATCGGATAGCGTCGCCGGGAAGCAACCCGGGGACGTGATTACCGAGCAAGAGCTCGAGGGCTGCAACATTGAAGCTCTCGTCGAAGCCGGCCACATTGTCGGCGAATCCAAACCCAGCAAGGCCGAAAAGGAGTAACCCGTGGCCGTTTTTGTTTTGACCGATGCCAGCGTGACCGTAAACTCGGTCGACCTGAGCACCTATGTCACCTCTGTCACCCTGAACTACGAGAAAGACTCGGTCGAAGTGACCGCGATGGGATCCTCGGGCCACACCTTTACCGGCGGCCTCCAGAACATCTCTCTCGACGTCACCTTCAATCAAGACTTTGCGGCGACGAAGGTCGCGGCAACGCTTGACGCCCTCATCGGACTGACGACGACCGTCGTCGTGAAACCCACGACCGCCGCGGTCTCGGCCACGAACCCGAGCTACACGATCTCCAACGCTTTCCTTGCTGGCACTCAGCCGGTCGCCGGATCGGTCGGCGATCTCGCTTCTACGTCGGTGAGTTTCACCGGCGGAACGCTCGTCAAGGCCACCTCGTAACTCATGCTCCTCGTAACCGTCCGGCAGAGGGACGGCCGCGAGGGGACGTTCCCCGTGTGGCCGAGTGTCGAGTACGCCTTCGAGGCGGACACCGACACCCCCAAAAGCATCTCCGAAATCTGGGCCGATGAAGCTCCGAAATCGTGGCATTACAAACTCGCCTATTTCGCCGCTCTCAAAAGTGGCGCGGTACAGCTCGGCGAGATCTTTGACAAGTGGATCGACACCGTCGTAAGTATCAAATACGCGCAAGGCGACGAAAAGGGAAACCCTACCGAGGAGGCCCAGCCTCCGAGCTAATTGCCCTTATGGCCTTGAAGACTGGGATAGCACCTATGCAACTACTCGAAACTCCCCCAGAGATCTTCGACCATATGGTGCGCTACACCCTCGGCCGCGGCATGGAAACCAAATCTGACTGGGAACGCCTAAACGAGGAAATCCTCTAATGGCGACCGGGACTTTCGGCTACCGCTACACCGGCGCTGGGGCCGTCAAGATCGAAGGACTCCGCGAGGTAAACAAAGCTCTCAAAGATCTCTCCGACGATCTAAAGAACGCGATGAAAGAAACGCACCTCGAGGCGGCGAGGACTGTGCTCCCGGAAGCGATACGTCTCGCACCTGTCCGCACCGGGGCGCTCGCGAACTCTCTCCGCGCTACCGCAACCCGCACCGGCGGCCGCATCCGCGCAGGCGCTGGATCGGTACCGTATGCAGGCCCGATCCATTTCGGCTGGCCGGCGCGACGCATCAAGCCGCAACCATTCGTTTACGAAGCACTCGACCCGCGACGTGACGAAGTAATCGACGTATACGTCAAACGCCTCAACCATTTGATCGAGCATTACGGAATCGCAACCGATAAAGCCGGCAACGTCTTCGGTGGAAACTAGGCTCTAGGTATGGCGCGTCAGAAATCGATCTCGATCCC